GGATACTTGAGTTTAGGGTTACCGTAGTAGGTAATCCAACCATACCACCACCCACCATCAAAAGGATGAAATCATGAAGAACATTAATAAGGAACTCGGCACTGACGCCGAGATCGTAGAGCTTGTACAACGCATCAAGGGATTTAGTTTCGAGGACGCCAGCCTCAACGAACTCATGGCATTATCACACGCGCTCCAAGTTATCTCCGAGGATATCGTCAGGCAGCAGCAGGAGAACCGCGCGCTCCAAGCAGAGCTAACGCAGAAGCTATCTGTTACGAACGTCGTTGCCGAGATGTCCGGCGTTGTGCGTGCGATTAGAAATACCAAGGATACACCTCGCTCGCGTTGGTTACCTTGGGGGTAACAATATAGGAATATGTTCCTATGTTGACAGTATGTATAAGTTATGTTAAGTTAATGTCAATACCAACTTAGTAAGGAAATACAATGGCAGACGCAATCGACAATCTTATTACCGAGCGCAATCGCGCACACGGGGATTACACCACGCAAGCGACCATCGCTCAAGATATTAAGGACACGGTGCGTAGTGGGCCTAACTATAACAACTTATCACCATCGCACCGTGAAGCACTTGAGATGATCGCGGTTAAGATGGCTCGCATCCTATCGGGTAATCCAAATCATCAAGATCATTGGGATGACATTGCAGGGTATGCGCGGCTCGCATCCAAGCGTACCGATTCGATTATGCCAAAGGTATCTACCGCCAATCAACAGATTGCATCGACAATCGCTGAGACATTGAGGGCATCATGACAGACGAAGAGAAGGTTTCGGATTGGTTGAAGCTATTAGATATGGAGGTTAGGATTATAGTCCTACGCATCAATGATAAAGACTTCAGCAGTCTGTTCACGCGGTTACGGAGTATCTTTGATTTCCCCGTACCTGTGACTGACGTTACCTCTGAGGTAAAAAATCTAATCGCTTCGCTTGCATTAACTGACGGTAAGATGATTGCCCGTCACACGCACTTACAAAACGCAGTTGTCCGCCGCCTGACGGACTTACACTATCGCATATTACAGGAGGCATAATGGGTATCAAGCAAGGCAGATTATACAGGCCACAGCCGCCTGACTTCTTCTCAAGTCCTAACATCATCGCAACATTAGATCGTACCAACGATATCGTACACTACAGGAAAGACATGTTCAGGATTTGCCTTGGACTGAACAGCGTAAGGTTTACTACCTAGATCAAGACCATCTCGAACTGGACACCACTCCAGTCCCAACATTCGGTTCCATCTGGAACTAACAACACTCACGCCCTCTACACTCGGGCATTACCACGGAAGGTAACTACTATGAAGCTCAATACAATTTCTCGCCTNGCTACTCAGATGTACAAATCTGGTAAGTGCTACTACTTCAAGTCATCNCCGGGGATTGGCAAGTCGTCTATTGTCATCGACTCGGTGCCGCAGATCGCCAAGGAGACAGGACTTAACCTTGGNATCGTCGTCATCAATGCGCCACTGCTCACACCTGCCGATGCGGTCGGGTATCTTATTCCCAAGCACCACCCTGACGGTCGTGTCGAGTCTGTTTATACTCAGCCGTTCTGGTGGGTTACTTCGGAAGGTAAACGACTCGAGGAGTACGACGGCGGTGTTATCTTTGTCGATGAGATGGATAAGGGTGACCTCGACGTTAAGAAAGCTATCGGTGAGTTAGCGTTGTCCGGTCGCATTGGCCCACATGAACTACCTAAGGGTTGGGTTGTGTGGATGGCGGGTAACCGCTCACAAGATCGGTCTGGCTCTACCAAAGAACTCGATCACCTTATCAATCGTCGGTGCGAGATCGAGATCACACCTGACCTTGTTGGTTGGGAGACATGGGCGCTGACCCACGGCGTTCACCCTGCGATCATCGCGTTCGCCAATCAGAATCCTCAGATCGTATTCCCTGAGACTGTGCCTGAGAAGCAAGGCCCGTTCTGTACGCCTCGCTCGCTCGTCGCGACCGGCGAGATGCTCGCGCTTATGTCTGATGACGACGACCTGCCCACACATACTGACGCTATCGAGTTGTCGTCTGGTTATATCGGGCAAGCGGCATCCGCTCAGTTGTTTGCCACGCTCAGGCTTGCCGCCGAGTTGCCACCACTCGATCAGATCATCAGCTCACCTAGTACCTGCAAGGTACCACAGAAGCCCGATGCTCAGATGCTTGTCTGCTACAATCTGGCCGCTCGCGTCGAGGTGTCTAATCTCGCGCCTATCATCAAATACGTCGAGCGTTTGCCAGCAGACTTCGCGATCACCTTTGCCAAAGCCGCGACCACTCGCTTGCCTTCGCTCGTCGTTCAGCCTGCCATGATGGACTGGGCACGGCGTAACAACTCGCTGATGACCACGTTGAATGTCATCCGGTAACCTTGAAGGTAACATTGGGGCTAGGTTGATCAATAGCCTACGCAACCAAATCTCTCTTGAATTGACCGCATCTGGTCGGGCTTCCAAGCCCGACTGGGAACTTATCCAACAATTAGATCAGACTGTTCAAAAGATTAAGAAATGGGAGAACACCATGACACGTAGGACTTACCGCATAGAACTAAAGATCGACTTTCAAGACGACGACAGACACCAATACGTCGGCGAGATTGTCCGCCGATATGCGCGAGATATTCTATCTTCCACTATGCTCCTACAAGATGGACGCAAACCATTAGTCGCAGTCCAGATCGAGGACTCGTTCATTGGCTCTCAAGAAGTAGACCTAATGCCGGAGAGCGATAACTTCCACAAACCGGAGGCTGACGTATGAAACAGATAACACCAATAGAACTTAACGCCGAGCAAAAGCGCAAATGGATTGAGACGCGCTCCAAGTTACTATGGGACGCGCCCGCGTTCACTCACCTGCTTTACTCTATGCTCAATCCTGACGGCAACGAGATGTCCGCGATATTTTCTACTGACATACCTCTTGCCGCCACTGACGGTTCAGCGATGATTCTTAATCCTGAGCCGTACTTCAAGCTACCACTACAGCAACGTGTGTTTGTTGCCGCCCACGAGATCATGCACTGCGTGTTCAACCATACAGGTCTGATGCGCACCATGTCAGTTACCGGCAAGGTAAGGTATCCCGACGGTACCGAGTTGCCCTACGACGGTATGATGATGAACATGGCTATGGATTACGTCATCAATGACTTGCTCATCGAGTCCAAGGTTGGCGAGTTTGTGCCTGAGGGTTGCCACGATAAGAACATCGCAACATCAGATACTCCGTTCATCGACGTATACAAAAAGATATATAAGAAACGGGAGCAAGGTGGCGGTAGCGGCGGCAGCAAGAGTTTCGATGTCCTGCTAGACCCGGGTACCTCGCAAGGTAAAGACCCGAGCAAAGCGCAACAAGATCGTTCTCAGACCGAGTGGGATACTGCGGTGGCAGCAGCGGTATCATCAGCCAAGATGCAGGGCAAGTTACCGTCAGCATTGGAGCGTCTGTTCAAGGAAGTGCTTGAGCCTACGGTCTCATGGCAAGATCACATCAGATCATTCTTTGCACGTAAGGTAGGCGCAGGTGGCTATGACTGGCGCAAGCCCGACCGTCGCATGATTGCGCGTGACATCTACTCACCTGCTCGTTCTGGCAATGGGTGTGGCGATGTAGTCGTTGCTGTCGATACCTCAGGAAGTATCGGTCAACGCGAACTCGACCACTTCTTCAACGAATTGCGCGGTATCCTAGAGGATGTACAGCCATCGACTGTTCACCTTGTATGGTGCGATGCAAAAGTTCATCACGTCGACGAGTTAGACTCAGCGTCTGATTTGCGCGGGCTCAAGCCTCACGGCGGTGGTGGTACAGCGTTCGAGCCGGTGTTCGAATGGATTAGCCAGCAAGGGTTTACGCCCGATGCTCTCGTCTACCTTACCGATGGTATGGGTAGTTTCCCTAAATCTGCTCCCACATATCCTGTCGTGTGGGGCGATATCTACGGTCATGTCAAGTATCCTTTCGGCGATGTCGTTAACATCCCACTCAAGAAGTAACCTTAGAGGTAACCATGCAAAACGAGTTTAGTAAGGAACTCGACAACTTGATTATGGTTTTGAAGAACGTGCCCATATCATTCCAACAAACTCGCTCGACACTCATGAAGTGCCGAGCGGCTATCCAAACACTATCGTTTCAAGTCGAAACCCAAGCGCGAGCCATTGAAGAGTTACGCGCCCGTATTAAGGAGATATCAAATGGGACTAATGCCTGAATCCAGACTCGACGCTATGCGTGAGTCTATTCGTAATCGCGCTCGTCGGTTGTTCAACACGAACGATCTCGAACTATCATCATCCGAGTTTATCGCCGCATTTATAAACCCTGACCATATTGAGGCG